TTGACGTGTCGCCCTGCCGTTCCCGTGCCAATATAGCGCGACCCGTTCTTTCGTTACTGGTCGCACCAATACTACTGTCGTATTGACCCGTGGTTGATTTAATGTCTTCGCCAGCGCCCATTTTCGCCTGTATGAGGCCGGTTTGCGCCAGAGGCGGCTGAGCGCGCTCGGGCAGCGGCAGAGGGCTTCCAGCTCCGTCAGTAACATCCGGGTTGACCTCCAGATACGGCCAATTGTTCGTATTGGCCGTTTTCCATTGCATTTCATAGCCTTCAAACTGGCCGCCATAGCCAATGAAGGGCGCTTTGGGGGCCAGAGCCAGCATTTCTGCTTCCTGGCTGACCCAGTAGTTATACATACGCTGGGCGTCTTTGGCGTTGCGCACCAGACCGGAGATGTAAAGCTGTCCGTCGACCTCGAACTCGTTGCCGACGACGCGGATGACGGGAATGTATTTGCCCGCCCATTCACGCTCCTCCAGCACCTCATAGCCGTTGGTCTTGATCCACATGACCCGACGGCGGTCGCTTTCGCGCGAACGCAGCGGCTTGCCATAGGCTGACATGAGCCGCTTGTCCTCTGGCGTGCCTTTGAACGCCGTGATATTGTCCGGGTAAAGGTTCAGCGTCGCCTTTTTATGCTCGACGTAAAAATACTCGGCGATGCGGACAGTTTCCTGACTGACCCACATGCTAAGCGTCTGATCGCCCACGCCCTGAGACATCATGCCCGTGACAGGCGTAGCGTCAGGATACATACGTTCATATTCGGCTTTGGGGATGTCTTCCGTTATGAAGCACCATTCGGCGTCCTGCCCGCAAGGGTCCTGAATCATCGGGTCCATGTAGACGCTGAAGCTGCTACGGACGCGGCCGATGCGGATGTCCTGGTCGAAGGAGTCTTCCTTGCAGTATTCCGTCAGGATGCGGATGTAGCCCTCGCCATAAACCACCTGATTATCGCAGGCGGTATCATAGGCCACGTCGGCGTCGGACATATACTCTATGTGCCGCACAATTCCGTCGAAGATTTCCGCAACCTCCGGGTCGGCGTTCTCATCAGCGGGGATGACCCGCGCAGTCGGGCGGTTCTGGCGCTGCTCGTTGGTCACGAGCCGGACGTGCTGCGGCAGCTTGTTGATCGTCAGGCACGGCCGCGCGTTGATCGTCTGACCCTGCACCGCGCCTCGGGTAGCCAGCACGTCGGCCGGCCATTGGTACTGGTTGTCAGGGCTCCCGGCCATGAACCGGAGATCGTCTAACTGGTCTTCGCGGGAGTCAGAAACAGCGGCCTGAGCAACAGTAAACCGGTGGCGCATAGTCGCCAAACGGTCGTCGCCCTCATCGGCGCTGGCAACCCGGCCTGCATCTCTTACGTCAGACGCCATTGAATCTATTGCCTTTACTCATGTTAACCGAGCCGGGTATAATCTGAAGATTAGCCGGAACATGAAGCCCAGAAACCAATTTACCGTGCAGCGGAATCATATGATCCACATGCCATGAATACCCATACGCCCTGGATAGTTCATCCGCCAAGGCGTATATCCTAGCCATATCAGCAAAATCCTGTTCTGTCAGCCATGTTGGTGTGCGTTGTTCCCGGGCTCGGCGGCGGGCCGCGCATTTTGCGTTCACGTGCCCCCGGTTTCTCTTTTTCCATTCTGAAGATATCGCCAGAAATTTATCCCAGTTGGCAGACTGCCAATTTTCATTTTTCTTTTTAACCGCATCGGGATTATTTATTCGCCAGTTTCTATACTGCGCCGCGACCTTATCAGGGTGTCTTTCCCGATATCTTTTGCTGTTAGCGCGGAATTTATCCGGGTTGGCTTTATTCCACGCCAACGCGGCGTCTTTTGCGCATTGAACGCACTTACGACTGACCTTGTAACGGCCAGTCGTATGCCCTTTACGGCAAGGTATGCCTACATTGTATATAAGCTCACTTGCAGCCACTGGACTTACCTTTGCCGCCCTTTTTGGCCGCTGCCCGTTTTACGGAGTAGCTTATCGCGACCGCCTGCTTCTGAGGCTTTCCGGCGGCCATTTCCGTCTTTACGTTCTTGCGAAAGGCGTTCTTTGAAGCTGACTTTACGAGAGGCATTATTTCTTCCTCGTCTTGGCTGACTGTTTGAACGCCTTGGCGGTGGGCGCGCCTTCAGCGCCCGGCTTGCGCATCTTCTCGCCCGACCCGGCCTTGATGCGCGCCCGCTTGGCGTGAATTGCAGCATACAATCCGGGGCTTCCGGGCTTTTTCACGGGCATTTCCATCTCCGAAGACTAGCCTTTGCGCGCTCGCCGTTCTTGGCTTTCGCCGCCACGGCAGACATTCTTGCACAAAATGACTTTTTGCGCCCCTCGTCCGCCTTCGTCTTCGGGTTAGGGGCCGGTGGTTTAAGATTACTGCCTGTAGCTTTATTGTACGCGGCGCGGCCTTTTGCGGTCAGGCCAGCGCCTTGCTTTGTAGGTAGCTTCTCGCCACGACCGACTGACAGCGATACGGATTTTCGCGCCATTAGTGCCCCATCCATGACGAAGATCTACCCATATGACTATATGTTACCCGAGGTCTGTTGTCCATCGGCCTCGCCTCGCGGTGGGCCACGGGATAAGCGAAGGTAATGGCGATAGCGTCGGCCGCGTCGGGCGAGGCCAGCCCTCTGGCCTTCATGTCCTTCTTGCTCTCCAGAAAGATAGTCCCCTTGCTGTCCGGTTTCATCATTGGCCCGGTCAGGTCAGACTTCAGGAAACGGTCCTTCGGGATGCTGGCCGTCTTTAGCCACTCCTTCATCGCGCCCCACATCTCAGCCCGTTTGTTGCCATACATCAGCGGCTTGACGGATTTCTGACCAAAGTTCACTCCGCGCACCTTATAGCGCTGCTCCTTCAGCCGGTCGACGACGCCCGCGCCCAGCCCGCCCTCGTCGATGACCACCAGCGCCGGCCTGAACTCCTCGATAGCGTCGATGACGCGCCCTACTACCTCCATGGTGTCGTCGCCCCGGTAGCGCCGGATAGCGATGATGTCCCGGCCCTGCCTTACCGCGATGACCGTCGCGTCCGCCCCGAACCGCGCCGGGTCCACACCCACGATGATCGGCGCAGATGGATCCTTTGACGGCGTTCGCGCCATGGCTTCTTCAGCGAGCATGGTTCCGATGAACTGATCGTCGGAGGCGTTGGGGAACTCTCCGTAGACCTCGACATGGGCTGCGCTGCTGTCAGGGCCGTATTCGTCGATAATCTGTTGATAAACGGCCTTGTCAGTTCCCTCCACGCTTCGGGCGTCAACAGTCTTTGTTCGCCAGAACTCTCGCTTGGAGTTGAAGCACTCGTAGAAATATCCTGAGTTACGGCGGGGGTTGCTAAAAGCAAGCCAGAACCGATTAGGAGTATTTTCAGTAAAGAAGCCCGCCGCCACTGACCAGATTGCGTCATCGATACCACTCGCTTCATCGAACACGAGCATGACGCCCGCGAAGTTATGCACGCCCGCGTAGGCGTCCGGGTTCTCTGCCGACCACAGCCGCCCCTCGACGCCCCAGTAGCGCGTGCCGAGCTTCAGATCGCGCTCCACCAGCTCGGCTATCCATTTGGCCGGCAGGACACGGGTGGCGCTGACCTCGAACCAGTGGCTGTGCAGGGACATGCTCAGCCATTTGGTGATCTCGGCCCATGTGACGCTGCGGAGCTGCGCCTCCGAGTTGGCCGACACAATGGTCGTCGACCCGATCCGGGTTGTCAGCATCCAGATCACCAGCCAGCTAACGAGCGCCGACTTGCCGATTCCGCGCCCTGAACTGGTAGCCATCCTGAATGTCTGGAAATCTACGCGGCCGCCGTTAGCCTTGATGTGGTCCCTTAGATCTATCAGCACCTCGCGCTGCCATTTACGCGGGCCGCTGTGGCCCTCCAGAGGCGTGCCGGGCTTACCCCACGGGAAGGCCAGCCTCACAAACGTCAGCGGGTCGTCCTTCACCTGCGACGCCCATAGCGTCGCCATCAGCTTCTGCTCGTCCGTCGCCGAGAAGATTGGGGTTTGCATCTATGATAAGCCCTTCGATGACGCGCTGCTTCGCCTCTTCCAGCGCCGCCGTAATAGATATGGTCTGGTTGACCTCGACCTGCACGGACTGCGGCGCGGTCCACTTGTGCGCGAACTTCAGCATGTCCATCGCCGCTTTGGTGTCGCCGGAGCGGGCCGCCGCCATCATCACGTCGGCCAGCTCAGCCTCGCCGTCAGCGCGCCCTTTCGTTTCGGCGTATTCCGCTATCGGATCCAGTTGCACCAGCGCCCGATATTCGTGCGGCGTCAGCCCGGCCGCCAGCGCCATGGAGTCGCCGCGCAGGCCCTTCTTTGCCGCCTCGTAGATGCGCTCCAGCACAGCCTCTGTCGCGGAGATCTTGCGCGGCTCGTATGGGAGTGAATGGAAAGTCATAAAGTCTTTTACCATGGATTTTTAAAAAATAAAAAATTTCGTGCAAAGGCTGCGTATTTCTTAAAGGAGATCCCTCGGCCCAGCCCCCCTCCCGTTTACAGTCAGCCCAATGTCAACACGTTTACGTAAACATATGTCAACGCTTAAGTCATAGCGTTTATGTAAACAAACATAAGCCGAACCATTTATGCTATTTAGGCGAGTCTGTTTCAGGTCGGGTTGAGATTGCCAGCGCAAGGCAAGAGAC